GTAAATCTTAGTAAATCTTACTAAACCTTGCTCCTGCCTTTGCTCCTAGCCGCCGTCGCTAGGAGACTTGATTAAAAGCGGACTGCCTCGCCTTCAGAGCTGTCGTCTTCAGCAATTTCTGCTACAGTGCGGCTCTGAGCACCCGGGATAAGCCCTGCGATGTTCTGACGCTTAGCTACCATTGTGTACTCGGTGAAAGCCTTGTACATTTCTGTGTAGCGCTGCATTACATCCATCAGCTCGTCCTTTGTAAGGCCGCCTTTTACTGACTGAAGTCCTGTTTCAGGAGAGTAAGCGCAGTTGCGCTGCTGCTGAAGGTCGAACTTAGGGTAGTAGTAAGTCTTGTTGTAAGTCTCGTTCTTTACGGCCTGTGTGCCGATTGTGATACGAAGCTCAGGAGCAATCTTACTGTTGGCCTTTACAAGTTTCTCAAGTTCGTTGTAGTACTTGTTTCCTGTTGAACGGAAAGAAAGAACTACTCCCTCGAGTTCCGGGTGGTCGTGCAGGTACAGGAATACCCAATGCACAGGCTGCAATACGTTGCCGTTTGCAAGTGGTCTGTCGAAGTTTCCTTCGAGTGGAACCTGCATAGCATCGGCAGGGTGCCAGTAACCTACAGTCTTAGGCATTTCTGTCTTACTTGCAGCAGGTTTAACTTCTGCAAAGACTTTGAACATACCAACGATTGTGGCATCCAAAGTCTGACCGAGGCGTGTCTTAGACGAAGCGATAACATAATCGCGTGCCTTAGCACCCTTGATGTAAGCAACGTCGCCTTCTACAAGTTCGTTTGCTGAAGGGTCAAGAATCTTGAGCCACAGCAAGTTAGAACCGCTTTCAGCGCGGATTGTTGCTTCTGCCTGAGCAGCCTGAGCAATAAGTGCGTTCAAGTCTGCTCCCTGTGTAGCTGGTACTCCAGCTGTTTCCTGCTTTGCAGGTGTCTTCTTAGTAGCTGCCATTTTAGCTACCTCCGTAAATTGGTAATAACGTAAAACGTAAAACGTTTCTCGTGCGCCCTTATTTCTAGACTTCCTGCCGACGCGTTCAGAAAGCCGAGCGAGCAGTTAGGGAATTGAACCCCTGAGTCATACATCGTTGATGAGGCTTTACGAGCCTCGACTTCTTGACCAATCACCTGACTTAATCTACTCAAAAATATCCCCTAGTAAGACTGTACTTAACTGGTTTCAGGAATTACACCTGCTTTCAGGGATATCGCCACAGGTTCAATCTAAGAAAACCTGTAACTCGCTTTCGCTTACATAGCTCCGGTGGCTATGTTCACCAATCCTTCCCCATCAGAGAGTTTATCATATGACCGTATCAGGCCTAGTGGTGCTGCAGGGAGTCGAACACCGCTATCGGGTAAAAGCAGGAGAAATCGTAGAAATCCTGCCGGTGACAGTTCCGTCTGTCCGTTAGCACCATAAAAGAAGGCTGACCGACTTGATAGGTAATTTAATACACTTCAGGTGTAACCTTCAAATAGGTGAGGGGTGGACTTGAACCACCGACCAAAGGTATTCATCGGTTTATCCTTTAATACCGCAAAAGCTCTAGCCAACTGAGCTACCTCACCAAGGTTATAGGTCTTACGATTTTACACCGGCTCCACGGGTACGCGAGACAAAATCTCTTGTAGCTCTGCCTGTTGTCTGTATTAAGGAACAGTACTAAAACTTAAAACCTTGTTTACTTATTTGCTGCGCTGTGTACGCTTTGTACGCTTACGAGGCTGTGGATACAAAACCTTTGGTTTCTTTCCTTTGGACAACAGGTGGTCATTACATTCAATGATACGCTTGTCGTCGTGACTGAGCCTCATTTCAGCCATAGCCTTGTGGAATACTGTAGCATTAAGCCATCCATAAAATCTAGTGGGCTTTTTTTTACCCTGTTTCATTCCGTGTTTCATTAGAATTTCTCCTCTGCCTTTTCAGGCTCTTCCTCAGGAACTCCTAAAGAGTCAAGCTCACTGAGTAAGCTCTTCATTGTATCATCAGTCTCAGCGAGCTTACGATACAAAGCCATTTTCTCAGCTTCCTTGAAACGCTTTTCAAGTTCAGCCTTAATTTCCTTGGCACGGCGTTTCTTTACCTTGCCGTTGAAATAGTCACTCACGTCAGCAAAACCAATCAAAGCCTTTGTCTTTGCCTTTGGAAGGTTAGCTGTTACAGTCGCAGAGCTATTATAGTCCACGACTTCCTTGACGTAAACAACCTTTAAGGCATCCCAGTTTACATCGTCTTTAAGGATGATATAATCACCAGCCTTAATTGTCTTATCTGTATCGACCCAGTAAAAGTAATTATCTGAGTCAAAATCGTCACTTTCAACATTGTGAAAGCGTACAGTCAAATGGTATCTTGACATTGTTTCCTCCTAGAATACAGGCATTGGTGGTTCTACCACTTTCAATACCTTCATTTTCACACCGTTCTTACGAAGCTCGTCAAAGATACGGGTCAGTTCATCACCAAGGTCGACAGGGTACTCAAGCTCAAGAGTCATTTTCTTATTGAGGCCCTTGAAGTCACTCTTCATAGCTTCCTTGTTGACCTTAATTCCAATCTGCATAGGCTCTTCCTGCACTTCAGCAGGGGCAGGAGAAGCTGCGGCTTTCTCAGTGAACTTGGCACAGAGTCTTTCCTTTTCAGCCTCGACCTTTTCAAATACCACAGAAGCAGGTTCATAGGCAAGCATATCTGTGTAAGTCTTAGGGTTGATAAAGTCCGCAAACTCACCACCACAAGCCTTTTCGATAAGCTTAATGTCAGCTTCTTTCTGCTTTCTGACGTTAGCCTCTGCCTGATACTGTTCACGCAAGTCCTGTGCAACAGCCTTCATGTCAGCAGTCTTATTGTAGTATTCCTTCTTGCGTTCAACTTCAAACTCAAAGCCAAACTCATCTGAAAGGTCTTCAACAAGGCCGTCGATTGCAGCGTTCACCTGAGCACGGCGCTTCTCCTCTTCCTTATCAAGGATTTCGTCACACTGTGCTTCCATTTTCGCGATGTCGTCCATTACAGCATCTGCCGCTGTCTTGAACACTTCCATAGGGCCTTTGTAAACGCCTTTTACATAGTCGTCACACTGCTTCTTGAAAGTGTTACGCCATCCGACAATTCCCTTCTTTACAGTCTTAACCTTTTCAAGGTTAGCATCGTTCATTTCCATGCCGAGAACTGCTGCAAGACGAAGCTCTAAAAACTCCTTCTGAGCTGCAAGTGTGTTGTCTGCATTAGGGAACACAACTTCTTCCTTCTTAGGAAGAGAGAGGGCAGGAAGAGGAGACAAGAGCTCCGCTTCCGTCAATTCTGTTTTCTTCTTTTTTGCTTTAGCCGCCATATTTACCACCTAGTTCTTAAGAACTTTATTTCTGACTTCGACAGTCTTTCTGTCCAATGCCTTGAAGACTTCGTCTACGCTGTCTTCGGGCCCGATAGTCGCTGTGAGCGACACATCCATTGTCTCGTAATTCCCAAGATTAAACTTTCTTGTGAAAGAGATTTCTTTAACCTGTGCCATATTACCTCCTTAAGCACCATATAGAAGTTTCTGTACATCCTCGATGTCGCGAGGAAGTACCCTGTAAAACATTTTATCGTGCACGCATATACACGTACATTTACCGACTACCTTTCCCTGCAGTTCCAAGAACCATTTGTAGCATCCAAGCTGCCAAGCAAGATACTCAGGCTTAAACGCTCCTGTCTTGATGTCATACAGGTCATAGATACCGTCGTGTTCTACAATGATATCTACAGCCGAAGCATAGTCCTTCAAGTCCCATACAAGAACTTCTGACATAGCAACTGCATGCAGGTCAGGAGAAGAATACCGCCTTGTAAGCTCGTCGTGAACCCACGTAGCTCCGGGATGGACAGTATCAAATACACCTGTGTCAATCCAGTCCTGAATCCATTTGTGAACCTGACTTCCTTCGTCACATCGCTCGATTACCTGATTTTCTGCATCCTTGAAGTTCAGCTTCATCCTCTCACAAATCTTACGGGTAACACCTGATAGCTGTTTTCCCCTGTAATGGTATTCGTGAAGCATTTCATTAAAGCTTACTCCGGGTGCATAAGATACCCGTCCTTTGCCTACAACCAACATACTTTACTCCGTCTGATACTGAATATACACCCATTTATGACAAACGTCAAGTGGGAAATTACAATTTTTTATTTATATTCCTGCGAGGTCAATCAGAAGAACATTCTCATAGCCTGACGGATAATCCCTGCCTCTTGTACGGTGTTTGACTTCCTCAAGACGATACAGGTGAGCGTCAGAAAGAGCAACAGCACGCCACTGTGAAGAAGGCGGTGTTACTACTCCGATATCTGCAAGAACCTCATAAGGAGAAAGACCCTCAAAGCCCATTTTACCGAACAGGTTCCACATATTGAACCAGCTCAACTGTTCAAACAGCCTGAAGTCTTCCTTGCAGTCAGCCGTGAAGTAAGCATTATCTGAAAGAGTTTCCTTTACGAGTTCAAAGAAGGAGCTGTACAGGAAATTAGAATTGTAAACTTTCTGTATCTCTTCATCATCAAGTTCAACTCCAAGCCGCTCGTAGATACCCCTGATTGCCCTCTCAGCCCAAGTCTTTGGAAGTGCCTTTATGAAAGCCTTGTAAGAGTATCTCCAAGTCTTATAAATCTGCCCCTCCTGCGTGATGAACATGGACTCGACTGCAAAGAACTGGTCGAACTTTGCAACAGCACTATTTATTAAATCTCCTGTGACATCATTATTAAAACGGATACGTGATGCAAGCAGCAGCTCTGCAAGTACCTGTTTTTCAGCATCAGTCATGTTTCTTTTTTCGTTTTTATACTCTTTGAAAGCATCACTGATAGCTGCGAGGTCAAACTCACTGGGCTTGTCCATTTTGTTTTCCCAATACGCAAGGTCAAGTTTTACTTTCTGCATTAATCCTCCTTTGTAAGCTTCATAGCAAAGCTACCAATCGGTGCCTTACCTGAACTGCGATAGTAACGTAAAGCGTTCATACCTTTGCGTACAGCCTTAAGCTCGTTTTCATCAGTGAAAACCTCCAATGGAAATGATGGCTTAGCGTCATCATAAACAGTGACTTTGAACATTTTAGTGCTCCTTAAAAATAATCTGTTCACCTTCTTTAAGTGACCAGCAGTTTGCGTTTGCTATAGCACACTCGTAACAGTTACCGCTGCAATAGCGTGCTCCGTCCTTCGCTGTAGTTGTTCCGTCCCTGTAAAAGACGTGAGCCTCAGGAAGGTTATGAGGATTTTCCATAGGAAGTCCTTTCCAAGCAGAGAAGATAATGTGAAAATTGTCAGGAAATGTACGTGTGCTTAAATAAGAGTTCACTATTGCATACTGCTTTGTGAAGCACAATATTTCGCAGTGAGGATTGTTCAAAGCAATTTCTACCATATTTGCAAGGTAGTATACATCAGGTATATCCCCACTCACTCCAAAGCGGAAATGAGTTGTCATAGCCACAGCAGCATTTGTCTCTCGCCAGAACTTCAGCGGTTCGTTTTCGAGCAGATAAAGATTACGCTCATATGCTGCCCCTACTGTTTTCTGCCTGCGCATTACGTAGCGTTTTACGTAGCATTTTCTGCCACAAAACTTTA